CTCTGCAGCAGTCGTTCCGCGAGCCGGTCCAGCTCCCCGCTGTCCAGCCGCTTCTCCACAAGATCCCGGGCCCTGTCCATGACTTTCCGCGTGGCCTGGAGCACCCGCCCGAGGTTGGCCCGGTCCCTCGGGCTCGGGCAGAAAGCCACGAGCTCCTCCAGCAGGGCGCCGGTCGCCGCTTCGATCGCGTCGCCGGCCATCGCCGTGCCGAACTCCTCGTCGGACACCCGGGGGGTTGCGGCGTCCGCCTCGGGCTTGCAGATCGCGTAGACCACGTCGCACAGGAGCACGGGGTCGCGGATGAACTTCTCGATGAGCGATCCCTCGATGACCTGCATGAGGTCCACGCCGACGAGGCCGCGCACCCGCTTGAGCGTGGCGACGTTGATGTCCACCGTCCAGCTCCGCCCCGCGTTGTCCTTGAACTGTTGCATTCGCACCTCCATGCACCGTGCCTGTTGCACGGCGGTTGAACCGCTGATGAACGCCTGTGGCATCGTCGGTGGCGACCTCAGCCGCCGATCCACGACGGTGCCGTCGCGGAGTAGGTCACCTTGGCGGTGACCGAAACCGTGATCGCCTCCTCGAGGGCCTCGTTGCGGCTGAAGTTGGTGATCGAGAAGTCGGCCTGCAGACCCTGCCCGCCCGTCGCGTCGAGCACCTGCAGCCCGATGGGGTCGTTCCCAAAGAAGGCGTTCTTGATGGCGGTGAAGCCCGCGTCGGCGGTGTCCCAGATCATCTCGAACTCGACGCTGGCCTCCTTGAGTGTGGCGACCGTCGCTCGCCAGCCGCTGTTGGCGCGCGTCGTCACGTCCGCCTCGCCCGCCTCCAGGTTGAGGGTCACGTCGCGGGTGTTGCCCAGCGCTGTCCAAGCCCCGCCGCCTGCTTGGCCGCCCACCTTGAAGAGCAGCTTCGCTTCCATGCCGAGTTTGATCGCCATCGCTGACTCCTTTCACTCGGCGCTGTGGCCGACTACGAACATGCTCTCACCGGCCTTGCTCTTGACCTTGATCTTCGAGAGGTCAACCCGCTCGAAGTAGTACTGCGTACCGGGCGCTACCGGAATCTCCTTGCCGTCCGTGCCTCCGAGAACGGCGTCCTGCGTGTTGGTGTGCGCCGCCGTGAGCGTGAACGTGGCAATCACCGATGTGCCCGACATGGGCACGTAGGCAGTGTCGAGATCGACTTTGAGAGCGATCAAGTTCCTCACGGCTACCTCCGCACCCGGTACGTGACACTCAGCACACTCGTGAAGACGCGGTGCTGCTCCAGCGATTCGCTCGAGACGACCGGCTCCTGGGTAACTCCCACCCACGCCGCATCCGGTGCATCGGGGAGCCGCGTGAGCCGCACGTGATCCGCGATCGCCTCGACCAGGTCGAGCAGCCCGTCAATCTCGGCGGCCTCGTCCTCCGCGGGCAGCTTCTTCTGGACCCCCACATCGAGGACACACTCAAAGGTGCTGCTGTCGCGGGTGGCGGCCGCGATCGCGATGGTGCGCGGCACCACGGTGACCCGCAGGTCCTTGAGGTCCTCCAGCGTGAACGCGGGCTGGAACATCCGCACCGCATTCACGGGCTGGCCGAACGAGCCCGCGTTGATGTGCGCCGCAAGCGCATCCGCGATGGTTGCGATCGTGCTCACGGGGCACCGCCCTTCGTGGCCGCGAACCCCGCCACCTTCCCCTCGAGGTAGGAAACGCGCCGCTCCATCGCCTGGTACTCGCCGCGGATGGACCGGGCCTCTCCGATGAACTCATCCATGCGCTTCTCCAGCTGCTGGAGCTTGGTGGTGACCACGCCCCACTGGACGGTCATCGCCCCCGCCGCGAGCAGGACCGTGACGACGATCCCGGCCCACTGAACCCGCAGCGAGGCCTTGCCGCCGTTGCTCCCGTTGTGTCCGTTCATCCCCGTCATGACGCCTCCGTGCCCACGAACTTCGTGTGAACCCGCATCACCCTGCGGTACGGGTCGCTGTACCTCCACGGCGGCTGTCCCCCGGGCGCGTTGACCTCGTACACCAGCACCTGCTCGCCCTGCGTTTCTCTCACCTGATCGCCCGCCCTGGGTTGGATCGGGCCCGCGCCCAGGTCCAGGTCCGCTGTCCGGATCAGGTAATCCCGTGACTCCGTCCGGTGGATAAGCCCCGCGTCGTCGGCCTGCTCGAACTCGGTCTTCCCGATGGTGGCCTGGACCTCTTTGGCTTCGGCACCGCGCTGGTAGATCACGGCGCGGGTCATGTGCCGATGCCGCTGGTCATCCAGGAACGCCGATCCGCGATCGAGCAGATCGCCCACAGTGCACTCCTTACTGCAGCATCCGCACGCGGACCACCGTGTCGGCATCGACGGTGGTCTTCACCGTCTTGCCGATCAGCTTGTTCGCGCCGGACGCGGCGTTCTTGGTCGCGTTCTGGGCGCCGGCGTCCCAGAAGGTGTTCGTGCCCGCGGAGATGGCGCTGCTCGCGCCCGTCACCTTCGGGAAGTCGAACACCCCGGCGACCGCGAGCGAGCCGAGCTGGCCGCTCTTGATGGGTGCCTGGGCCACGCCGACGAGCTCGGCCTGCACCACCACCGCGCCCACGAGCACGTCCGAGCCCGGGGTGTAGTCGATGGATGCGCCCTCGTGAACGAACTTCGCTGGTCCTGAAGCCATCTGCTGATCTCCTTGGGTCCGTGGTTACGACTCGGGTTCGACTCCGCCCCCTGCGCCACCGCCGCCGGGGATCTCGCCCCCTCAGGGCTCACCCTTGCTCTTGATGCCGCCGCGGGGGTCCTGCAGGGCCACGCCAAAGTCGTGGTACCCGCGCATCCGGATGCCGAGCATGTTGAAGTCCGCGTCCGACGTCTCGACCGTCGGGGCCTCCTGCCCGTTGAGGAACGCCATCTCGACGACCGGCAGGTCACTGGGGTCGGCCAGGAGGTACCACGCCTTGGCCGAGTTGCCGGTGTAGAGGGCGTTGGAGAGGTAGCGGCTGACCTCGATGCGGAACTTGCCCTGGTGCGGGTTGGCGACGGGGAACTTGGTGTTCGCGGTCGTGTCCCGGAGCTCGACGCTCTTGTAGAGCTGCGTGCCCATCGCCGAAAGCGCCGTCGGCACCAGCATGATCGACGGCATCACGCCCGTGGGCTTGCCGTCGGTGTCCACGAGGTCCATGAACGTGACCTCGCCCTTGGTCAGGCCGTCGATGCCCAGCCCCGTGTCGGCCCCGGTGATGTAGTTCTTGTTGCCGGCGCTGAAGAATGCGGCGTTGTTCATGAACGCCGTCCAGAAGACGTCGTTGATCTTCAGGCCCGACCCGCGGCCGAGCTTGCGGGGCACGGTGGTGATCGCGCCCATGTCGTCGTTGATGATGTCACGCCGGTCGATGTTGAGCACCAGGCCGTAGGTGTCGGCCTTGTTGGTGTAGGTCTCCTCGCCCAGCGTGCCGTTCTTGAGCTCGCCGCCCGGGGCGACCTGCTCGTACTGGTCCTTGCCGATCAACCGGTAGCTGGTGACGGTCTTGAAGTCCGACACGTTGCGGACCGCGCAGATACTCCGCCACACGCGCTCAACGCTGAAGAAGCCCTCGAGCAGAAACTTGTTGGCGACGTTGGACAGGATGCCGCCCACGTCGATGGTGCTCATGCCCGCCTCGATGCCACGCCCGAAGGCGGCCTCGAGCACGCGGCGGCTGTCGCGGAACGTGCGGCCCGTGTAGCCATTGGCGATGGCCGCCTCGAACAGGAGTTCCTGCAGGCCCAGGCCTCCCTGGAATCGCTTGGCGGCGATGTCGAGGGCCTGAGCCGAACACGCCTTCTCCAGCCCCTCGAGCTTGGCGCTCTGGAAGCACGCGGCCTCCAGGACCTCACTGGTCACGCTGGTGTCGGGCGCGTGGATGGAAGGTGCCTTGGGGCGGCTGGCACGGAGGACCTCGAGCTCGGTACGCGTGGCATCCCAGTTATCGCGGATGGCCTGGGCCTCGATCTCGCTGAACTTGCCGGCCCCCCCAGCGCAGACCTTGCGGACGGCGGCGATGCGGCTCGTCTCCGCCAGCGCCTGGGCCCGGACCTGCTCGGCGGTCGGCTCGGCGGCGGTGACCGTGGCGGGCGTGGTCGTCGGCGTCTTCGAATCGTCGTCCATGACAGCGGGCTCCTTGTTCGTGTGCGCGGCGATGCTGGCGCTGGTGCGGCCGTCGGCCCCGAGATCAACGAAGCTGATCTCGCCGAGCGTGGCCTTGCGGACGACGTTGACAGGGCCGGTGAGCTCCTGGCCGTTGACCGTCGCCTTCTGGTTGTCCTTGATGAACTCGAACTCCTCGACGCTCGCGCCGACCGAGACCTGCCACGGGAAGCCGTTCCGGCTGGACGCGACGACCTCCTTGGCGGCCTGCGTATCGCGGGAGATCACGCCGGTGGCGACCAGCTGTCCAGCCTCGACGCGGATTGCATCCGTGTGACCGACGCCCGAGAGCGGGTCGTGGCCGAAGCGGATGGGGCGTGCCTGCGAAGGGACCGCGAGGCCGGCCAGGTCGATCACGACCGGATGCCGCCAGCCCGCGATGCGCATCGCGCCGCCGGTGTACGCGACCATCTTGAAGCGGGGCAGCGGAGCCGCCTGCCCATCCGCAGCCGCGGCGACGGTGATGTCGGCGGTCGCGGTGAGCGTGAGAGCCGGAATGGTCTTGCTCTTGTCAGCGAGCGTGGGGGTGACTGGCACTGGCGGTCTCCTCATCAAGTACTTCAGCGGGATCCTCAGCGGGCGCGTTCGCAGCCGGCACAGCAGTCTGCGCCGTTGCCGGCGCGAGGCCGAGTTCGTTCATGAGCGTGAGTTCTTTGGCCCGCTGGCGGAGTTCCTGCTCCCAGTCACGGCCTTGCCGTGCGAACTCGGCCGCGAGCGTGGTCGTGTGGTTGGCCAGGCGGGTCGCCTGCGCGTTGGCTTCTTTGGCGGGGTCGACGTGCTCGACGCCATCCCAGAACCACGCGTGCTCGGGCAGCGTGGCCGCCCCCCCGGAAAGCGTCCGCATCGACTGCGGGAGCAGACCTTCGACCAGCACGGCCTCGTTCAGCCACGCCTTCAAGAGGCGATCGAGTACGGCGAGCTGCAGGTGGTGCTGCTCGACGCGGATGCTCTTGTAGTACACCTGGTGATCGAGGCGACCGGAGGCGTAGTTGTACCC